TGAATGACATCGCCCTTCTTGCCCTGATGGTTCATGTTCTTGACAAGGTTTGCCAGAACAAGATTGGACTTGAATGATGCGATAACTTCGTCTGACCAAACCTCAGGTACGAAAGTAGCTGCGGCGGTAGACGTAACGTGGTTACTTCCTAGTGCCATGATTAAAATCTCCTACGATTTTTATTTAACTCTCCCCTCAGCATAGGCTTGCATAATTTCATCTTGCATTGCCTGATAACGGTCGGGGTCTTGCATCTTCATTTTAATAAGGTCTGCGCGTCTGTAGACTTTCTTAGTTCCCTTGTTGCGATTTCCGGTGCCTTCAAGGGTTGCCTTTTTACGGGCCTGCTCCTTGCTGGCTTTGTCCTCTTCTTCGCTCACTTTTGCACCCTCGGTTGGACGTACTGCTTTGTAGAGGTCAAATAGTTCGTTAGCTGCTTCATAATCGAACTGGTCTGCCTTTTGGGCTAGTTCCATACGATACTTTGATGCACTAACAAACTCACCAAACGCAGCCTCTTGAGCAAGTTCTGTATAGTCAGGATGTTTTTCCACAAATGCTTTGTGCGCTTCCTCACGGTTCTTGCTGTTAAGCTGCGCCTTCAAATCCTCAACCTCTTTAGCGAGGCTGGACTTCTGAAGATACTTGTCAGTCGCCTCCTTGGGCGAGGAGAACCAATCGTCGTCTGACAGCACCTCCTCTTCCTTGGCGGTTACGCGCTCTGTGTTGTTTTTCTTTTGCTGGATTTCTAGCTGTAGAAGTTCATCAGTGAGTTTTCTAAGTTCTCCGACTTCGTTGCCCTTTCGACCATACTCTTTTTCAAGATTCTGGTACATTTCAACAACGTCTTCGAGAGACTTACCCTGAAACTTCTCAGGGATCTCACTTCCTTGGCTATTCTCAGGCTCAGCAGTCTGCTGCACATCCTGTTCGGTTGGCTGATCCTCCATTGGATCTACAAACTCTTCGCCTTCGTTGGCCTCTACTTCTCCTAGCTGATCCACGATCTTGTCGTCCATCTATTCCTCCTGCCTTAAAAAATGAATAAGGGGTTGTAGGAGTGACTTTAATCAAGGCGTTAGGGCTATTTACCTTCCCGCGCCCTGCGTTCATGGGTTCTTGCCCACTGCTCGTATGCGGTGGGGAAACCCGGGTCAGTGCCATCCAACTTAAAGTTGCAGGCGCTGATTACTGGTTGTGCAAGTTGGCCGCACTTTTTGCATTTGAAAATATCAGACGTGTCTGACGCCATATCTTCCCATGTGTAAAAGCACGAACTGCACTTAATGTCAAAAATCTTCATAGGACTGTTCTTCTTCCTGAATAAACTTATATTGTGATTCAAGAATGTCTCTAAAAGAAACGATCATCCGCAGTATTTCTGCTTGGCCTTTAGACTTGTGCAACTCTTCAATAGTCTCTAAGTCTAGCGCCGTTTCCATCTTTCCCTTTAGTAACTCCTCGCAATAATCACTAAAAGTTTTCCATTCAGGACTGCTGGTTAGACTGAACAGATCCTGATAAAACTTCTCTGTTTCCTGATTGTGTAGCGCCATCGTCACTCCCGTTTTGCTTATTAGCGCGGGCTGCCAAAAGATCCAGAATCTCCTTTTGGAGTTCTGTATCCAGCTTATCCTGATCCAACTCAATATCGGCACGTGTCTTGAGAATGTCAGCATAGTTTTCCGCAGTGCGGCTTCTACGCTCCTCAATTTCAGCCTGCTCCTTCTGGATTGCAAGCTGGGCCTGTGCCTGCTGTAACTGTTCGGCTTCAGGATTTGGCTGCATCATCTGCTCAATAACAGTGACAAGTTCTTCCTTGTTGCTAAGGCTAGAGTTGTCATAAATTGCCTTGAGCATAGTCATAAAGGCTGGGGATTCTGGCGGCACAGTTTGTAGCAACTGAATAAGCTGCTGCTGCTCCAGCTCCCTAGCCGTAATTCCCAGAGACGAATGCGTAATAAAGTTAATATCACGAACTGGGAAATTTTCCTCATCAAACTGCATAAAGCGCCATGCAGCTTTGTAGAGAAAAGGCTTAATCACGCTACGCTCAATGTTAGCCAGCGTGCGTTTTGATCTCTTAATCGCAGATGACAGCGCCATAGACATGCCTGACGCTGTGCTGTTTGTAGGCGAGATATTAAGCGGTGCAGACGGGTCGTTAGTGCCCGTTGCTACGCCAACCATCCTTTCAAGATCGCCAGTGCTCTGGAAGATGGCCGGGTCTACCTGACCAAAGTTAAACGGACTCAAGATTTCTCTTGGGTTGCCGTTGGTTGGCACAGACTTTCCGGGGCTTACGGTAAAGTTGCCGCTTCTTGGCATACGTGTAGCATCGACACCCATCATTGGGTGGACTGTCAGCGCAAGCCCATCCATTCTTGCACGAAGTTCTGCGTCTAAAGCCTTTTGTGCGTTGTACCCTTTTTCGCAAACACCTCTGCCCCAAAAACTGTTTGGAACAGTGTCGTGCTGATAAGCAATTAGAGGCCGGTCTTGATTCCAAAAAGGATTAGGGATAGCGCGCAGGATAGAAGAATCGTTAGCAATAGTGACAATAGCTTCAACGAGGTTTTCACCATAGAGATCGAACGCGACATTTTTGCCATCTTCTGTTTCGTCGTTGACTCCAAGGTCTACTAACTCCTCGTCTTCTTCTAGGTCTACGTCCAAGAGACTCTCTGGAACGAGGCCATAGTATTCAGTCAGTTTGACAGCATCAGTGTCGTCAAACTCTTCGCCAGTTGTGCGATCTTCTGTTGTAACCTGCCCGACATCTACTGGCTTGTAGACGCCTTCCATTTGCTTTTCAATAATCTGGTGCAGCGGCTTGTAAGAAACGTGAGCACAAAACTCAGCCTCTTCAATGCTTCTGGCAGCAGGGTCAATAACAAAGTCAAATGGTGAAATTGGTTCAACACGGACTAAAAAATGGTCCTTGTCTACTACATCGTAACTAATTGCTTGCTGGGCTAACTGCTGGGCCTGTTCAGGAGCAATCTGGCCCTGCTGTGCAGCAGCTTGTACCTGCTGGATGACGGCTTGGTCAATCTGACGCTCAATTTCTTTTTTATTGATAGTCTCTGTAATTACTTTTCCAATACCGGTGCCGTACAGAGCAGCGTTCAAAAAGATTTCTGACATTGCAGAGGCAACATTAGCCTCTTCAAACCGGTCCATCAAAAACATACGAAGAACTTGTAGGTCCTTATCTTCGCCAGCTAACCTATCTTCGTAGTTATCAACTAGGTCAAACCATTGTTTTCTGCCAAAAACCGCTTCTTCGTACTCTGCAACAGTCGATTCAACAGCAGATTGTAGAGCAGGAGAAATAAGTTTGGACCGCTCAGATGCTCTCTGGCTGTCTTCTTTAGCCCAGATACCTCTCCACAACCTGTAATACTCTTCCCACTTTTCAGTGTAATTCTGGTCTCTGTAGCGTTCACCCTCGTGCACGCGCTGTAGACAGTAACCTAGAAGGCGACCTTCGCCATCTCTAGCGTACTCTTCGCCTTCTGGTCCGTCTTCTGCTTCTACAATAGGGTTAACTGCCATATCAGTATCCTGCAATGTCGTCCATTGGGACCCAATCGTCTACAAAATCATCTTCGTCTATGTAAGATGTAGTAGCGACTTGGTCTATGTATGCAAGCGCATCAAGCATGTCGTCGTGCGTAAGCGGATTGGGGAAGTCAAGCATCTGGTTAATAAACTTTTTAGTCCAACGCGGATCTTCACAATCCGTCGTATCTTCAGGCAAAAACAGCCTGCCGTGTTCCATTCTGCCCTGCAATGCCCATGCAATGCGCTCAGTTTTCTTTTTACCGCCGTGTGTGACGTCAATAATGTGTGGAAATACACCTAGACGCCGCATCTGGTCTGTCAAATAAGGCATAACAGCGTTTTTAAGCGCACCGCGCTCAATTCCGACTGTTAAAGCCTGATAATCCTTGGCTGCTTTTAGAATTTGTACGGATGCTTCCCTAACATTCCACCTGCCAGTGCGAATTTCAGCAACGTACCATCCGAAAGGCCCGACTTTGACGATGGCGATGGCCATTTCGTCGAGTCTGTCCTCTCTTGCGCCCTTTTTACCAACTTCTTCATAGCCTGCCGGGTCCACTGCTATGTAATACATCCCCTCAGATGGCTCTTCATCGAGGTAGTTAAGGCTTTCTTCCTTGAAAATCTTGCCACCAGCAGCCTGAAAGGACGCAAAATACTCTTGTCGGACTACTTCTGCCGGTGTTCCTTGGTCAATAGACCGCTGAATCTCGTCAGCAATAGGAATTGTTGGGTTTTCAGCCGATGAAAATGTAAAACAAGCCCACTCAGGCTCTTTTTCTTCCTTTTCACACAGCTTTTGGTGCTTTCTGGTCTCTTCGTAGAGGTCAAAAAAGTGGTTTTTACCCTCTGGAGTACCGATAAACAGTGCGCCGCCACGGCAGTCAGCAAGTGTTGGGCGGATAATGTACTCCCAAACCTCGGGTTTCATGAACGCATACTCGTCCATGACCACGTATGACAGCCCTACACCACGAAGGGTATCTGGCCTATCTGCACCTTTTAAGTGGATCTCGCGCCCATTAACGAGTTTGATGACCCCTTGGTTTTCTAGCGTAGATTCAATAACGGGGCGACCCATATCTTTGAGTCCGCCCCACATGATTCTTTTTGCCTGTTCAAAAGTAGGAGCAATGTAATACACTGCTCTACTCTTTAGATCGTACCCTTCATCGTTTTTTTCTTTTAGCCCCTCGATCAGGAGCATAACCCTAGCGAGGTAGGATTTACCAAAACGGCGGCCAGCGGCTACAACCTTGAATCTGGCCGGGTCATTGAAGACCTCAAACTGGCGGGGATGTAGATTAAAATCTAGGGTACTATCGGACAAAAGCTAACCTTAAGCCTGCTGCTTTGGTTTGCTGCCGGGGCTTGCAAGCTTAGCAGCCTTGGGTACGTTGGGTGA